GATGTATCACAAACTACTAAAAAGTCTGTTATACCTCTTCTACCTTGTACATCTCTTAGGAATGGTTCAACTATGTTTCTAAATTGAGCTCTTGTAAACTCATCATTAAATTCAAATAGTTGAAATTTAGAAGCAGTTGAGATTGCCTTCTCTAAAGTGATAAACAATCTTCTAACGTTGATTCTGTCAAACGCACTAGGGTTAGATAATCCTGTTTTATCTCCGAACAAGATTGTACCTTGTCCAGGTAAAGTAACAACTGGATTAATTCTAGCTCTATATAACTCATCTCTTTGTGTTTTTGTTGGGTTGTATGCCAACTTAACAGCACCTCTAATCACTCCTCTGTTAAAACCAGCAGGAGAGAACCAAGAGTCTGCGATTAAGTCTGTTCTTGCAGCCAAACCAGCAATATCTCCGTTTAATGGAATATATCTAAACACATCATTATATTTGTCATAAGTGTATTTGTAACCACTATCAAACACCACATAAGAAGATGATCTTATACTGTTAAAGAAACCTTTAACGTTAGTTGTTTGAGTGTTTGAGTTAGTAACGTTAACCACATCTGTTCTTTCTGGTGAAGCAAATACAATAGCGTCTTTTCTATTTTCAGCGATTGTAATTAAGTTATCTACGTGAGTAGCATCACCTTTACCAGCGATGATTAAGTTAACATCTACACTATCTGCGTCTTCATATTTTTCATAAGCAGTTTTTAATTCTGCGACTGAAACATCAGTACCGTTAGCACCACCTGATAAACTAATATCTTGTAACGCACCAGCGCCAAAAGATGTATTTAAAGCAGCACTTCCCCAACTTGTAGTATTTGTTGAGTCGTGGTCCATCCAATAGATGTACTGTGATTTGTTATAAACTACATTTACATAGTAGTTATCATCTCCTTGTGGAGTTTTTGCGTCAGAAGCTACTGATACTGAATCATAAACTTCTAATACTTCTCCAGCAGTACCTGTAATACCACCATCTTCATCTATTACTACGATATGTATTTCGTCACCTGATCCGCCTCTATTAGAAACATAATCAGATGTTCCTGGTGCAGCACCTACTAAATCATAATATCTCCATCTTCTTCTTACTGAAGTTCCGTTAGCAACTGCTGTATGCAATCCGCCAACTCCTGATGGATGTCTTACGATAGTTATTGTTGAAGCACCTTTTGCTGTTACTCTATATTCATATCCGCCTGACTCACCAAAATTTACAATATCACCTACATTTATATTTGCGTCTGAAGCAACTGTAATTGTAGTATCACCTACTGCTGTAACTGAATCAGATACAGTAGTAACCGCTGTTTGTTCGTAAACTGTTGATGAAGGACAAACTGAAACTTTTATATTATTACCCCAAGTACCTGCTGTTCTTGCAGCCCAATTGCCGACAGAGCCAGCACCTGCATTGTAAGGTCCTGTACTTCCGTCACCATCTGAATAGTGCGAGGTATTCTTAATTAATAAACCACTACCGTTAGCAGTAGCGTTTAATGCGCCTGTGTTGATTGCACGTACAACTCTTAAATTTGATGAGTATTGCAAAAAACTTGCAGCACTAAAAAAATATTCAAAGTTTGAAGAGTCAGGTTTACCAAACGTTTCAACAAATTCCTTTTCTGAAGCAATTGAAATTACCTCATCCATAGGACCTTGTGTAAATTGTCCTGCAACAGCACCAATAGTAGTTGCTACTGCTGGTATTACATTTGTTAAGTCTTTCTCTTGTACGACAACACCTGGTGAAACTTGAAATGCCATAGTTGTTGTTCTCCTTATTAGCTAATAAAGTATCATTAATCTCAATACTATTTAGTATATTCTATATCTTTACAGGATCTCACCTTTTCTTACTGTTACAGGTGTCCATACTTCTCCTGAATCATCTTGTATATAGTCGTCATCTAAACCGTCATTCATAAAACCAAAAGGTGCCATATCTTGTTCTATTGCATTTGCCTGTTCTTCATACAATCTAGCACGAACATCTTGGTCTGTCATTTCTTTAAAATATCGTTGATTAGTTAACCAAGCAAATATAACTAAACACATAACAAGGTCATCATTTGCACCTTCTTCAGCCTGCCAAGAAGTACCTCGTCTTATAAATGTTGATAATTCTTGTATCATATGAAAATCAGGTACTAATATTTTATCACTTTCAATAAGAGTTTTTAAGTTTTGACAACCTATTCTTTTAACTTGTTTAGTCATTCTTACGCCCAATTGAGAACCTCGTTTAGAAAAGCCACCACCTAATATTTGACCTGCACGGCCTTTCATCATACACATTAAAAGATTTGTGTATTCTAATTCAAATTGTAATGCGTCTGCCACTTGATGTCCTATATCATTTACTTCAACACAAATATGAGCATTGTTATATTGTCTTGCTACCTTTTCTATAGTATGAGGAAATAATAAAGGTTTCATTTCATTATCTCTAAATTTTGCAACAATACGATAAGGCATTTTTGAAACATCAAAAACAACAAAAGCAGAATAATCCTTTACTGTACCTCGTGCTACGTCAACTGTCATAACATAATCTTTTCCCTTTTCTGGTCTTTCGTATAAATCTAATCCTGCGTTTGAAACTAAAGGAGTGTTATGAGATAACATTCTTATTTTAGATGGATTGATAAGTGTATCAATTGAACCTACAAATTCACATTCAAACTCGGTAGCAAATTGTGCTTCAGATGTATTTCGTATTGTTTCTTCTCTCCATTTATCATCTCGCCCTGGCACTTCAGACCAGTGTACTTCTACAGGAACATAATCATTTCTTTTATGTATTGCGTCATTCCAAATTTTGTAATACATATTCATTCCGTGAGGTGTAGATACAATCATTACCTTTGAAGATTTACCAGATGAAATTGTAGGATAAACTGAACTAAAAAATTGTTCAGATATATTAGCAGGAATAAACGCAAACTCGTCAAGGAAGATAATGTTGAATGAACCACCTCGAATAGCAGATGATGATGTTGCCGCGGCAAGTATCTTTGAACCATTTTCTAATTCTAAAGAACCTTTGTTCCAATTTAATACACCTTGTTGTAACCATTTAGGTAGATTTTCATATGCAAGTTGAAGACGACCTAATAAATCTCTAGCAGTTGAACTTTTGTTGGCAAGAATGGCCACATTGATATTATCATTAAATACTACTTGGTGTAATAGATAGGCGATAATTGTCGTTGACTTACCTGACTGTCTTGGTAGTTTACAAATAGAAAATCTATTATTATGAAACGTATCGACCATACGTTCCTGAAACCCATACATATTAAAAGGTACAAGTCCATCATCTATGTTTACAATCTTAATGTAATTCTTAATAAAGTAAATAGGATCTTCCATACACTTAGCAATTTCTTGTATTTGCTCTTGTGTATATTCAATCTTTGTATTTGCTTTAAATAAGTTAGGATTTCCTAAATACGATTCTGACATAACTGTTATATAAAAGTATAAATTAAAGCAAATCTTTCACCTTTTTGTGGATAATACATAAAGTGAGGAAGATTTTCAAAACAAATTGCTTTATACTTTTTTGGTTTTATTTCCTTTATAATATTTATCTTTTCTTTATCTAGTATTACAGTATTTGAATTACCATCTAAAGGGTCATTTAAATAAATTATTATTTGTCTATGCTTAAACTCGTGGTCATAATGAATAGGAGATTTTTTATCTTTTACATTAAAACTGACATTTACAGCACATCTAAAAATTTCTTTATACGTTATATTGTTTTTTTTACAAAATGTTTCAAATATATCAACAAATTGATCTTTGTAAATACTGTTCCATTGACCATTATTTTCAGGTCTGTTTTTAACTATATGAGTTAAATGTGAATTACCATCACCATTTACAGAAAATGGATAATAAAAATATGGAAAATTACTACTTAAAACAACATTGTTAATGAAATCTTTTTGATATTCTTTTAAAAAATTATCATCTTCTATAAAATTATTCATTATTTAAACCTCTAAATAAATTTTTATCTGTATAACTAAACCAACCTGTAATAATGTATTTTTCGTATTCATTTGAAATCTGACCTTTATGAGTATGAGTCCATCCTGCAGGCCACATTAGTGTTAATCCTTTTTTAGCAGGAACTGTTAAATTTTGATATAAGAAATCTGTGCCTCCATTTGCCACATCATTTAGATATGTCATCCAAGCAAAAACTCTTGCTGAATTGGGATAAATACCACTACTTTCACAATGCCATTCATAAAATCCTTCAGTCGGTTTATAATATTGTATATTAAACGCTTCAACAAGGCCATATTTTGATATTTGGGTTGTAGTAGGATAACTTTCATTATATAAACGTACTAATTTTTTTAAACATTGAACATATGTAATTATTCTAGGATCCTTGTCATTAATATTAGTCGTATATTCCGTAGATTTTTTTCCTTTTATATGATTTATTTTTTTAGTAGCACTATCAGTTGTACCTACAAATGTATTTTTACTAAAATCTTCTTCTTTAAATCTTTTAATAAGGCCATCACAAATATTTTCAGATATATAGTATCCTGCAACAAAACTATTTTTGTCAAACTTATGTATTTTCATTAATTATAATACCTTCAATTGCATTGTATCCCATAGACACAGCTGCATTTACTCTACTACTACCCTTATGTATAGAATATTGTTTTTCCTTATATCTAACACCTAATGCACCAAATCTAGGAGTTGTACTTATATTGTGTTTAATAACCTCTATAGGTTCATT